TGTAAATAATAGTTTTACTTTACCAATTGGAAGATAACTAACTTTATCAATTTCAGTCAATACAGTGATAGCGACTTTAGTGTTACCACATTCATTTTCCATCAAACTAGATTTACTCATTATTTCATCTGGCATCATATGTATAGGTGGTTTATTTGAAGGATATCTAGTGACTACTCTTGTTTCAATGTCGCGCCATAATGTTGAACTTGGATTAATAAATTCCGTTGGGTCAGCAATATGAATGGCTAAAAATAATTTCGATTCATTTTCATAAATACTAAACGCATCATCAGCATCTTCACATTCATCAGGGTCTATACTATAAGTATTTATATTTGTAAAATCAACACGGTCATGTATAGTATATTTATGTGGTAATATATTTTCTTGCATCAATAATTTATCAAATTTGACATCTCGTTTATTACCATATAACGGTTCAATATATGAACTATATTTAGATTCAAACGACATTGTATAAAACAACATACGCATATAGGCTTATATTGTTTTACTTTATCTTTACTAGGTATCATATCTATACTGTAGACCCAAAACCACCTTCTCCTCGTAGACTCTCACTTAATCCATCCGGACTAGTACATATAATGTAAATAGGACAAAGCGATGGATGACAAATTTGAAGAAGTCTTGTATGTTTTTCAACAATATATTGAGGTGTATTCAAACTAGGCAACATTCGAAATGCTCCAATTAACGACCCGCGATACCCCGAATCAATAATGCCAGTGTGATTTGCTAACATAAGAGGTGTTTTTGATATACTTGACCTAGGATGTGAATAAAACGCACAATTGGAAATCCTGTCATTATCAACTTCACAGTAAAACATCTCGGTTTTAATTTGCATATCAATAAATGTTGTTTGAAAATACATGTCAAATATTATATCTTGTGGTACCAAAACATCAAATCCAGAATCATGCAATGGATTTGTCATAAACATATTGTTATGTTTTGTTATTCGAGATTCATATGCATTTCGTAATGATTCATCATCAATAACTAATTTTAATATAGCAAAATTTTTATTACCATTCACTGATGCAGTCTTAAGTGAATTATATAACATTTGAACATTGGGTACATGCTGGAAATTCATTACCGAATATACATTATATATTATTGTCTTTAGTTCCCTTTCATTAATTTATATTGTTTCCATGATATGGGATTGACTGGAACGGGCATTAATGGTCCATCTATTTTATTGTCCAAATGTTCTGCTTGTTTCAATGCACTATCAACATATAATTCTTTTAGTACTTTTCCAACCATAACAGACCCTTCATGTTGGTCAACTTTTTCATCTTCAATGAGTTTTAATATGATTAACAATTTGGTCATGATTTCTAGGTCGAGTTCTTCTTTAATAAATCGATGAAAGATATCCATGTAATTATTGTATAAAAAAGGAGTTTCTTCTCGAGACATTTCTAAAAATTTCTCGGTATTTGTTTGAAAAATATCAATATGTTTCTTTTTAAATGTATCTAATTTACGAATTTCATCGCGTAATATAACACTGTGTTTGACTTTACGTATGTGAGATGTATTATCAACACTATCCATTTCATTTACCAATTTTTGTAGATTTAATCGTTCGTCTGGTGAAAGAATAGACATTATCAATAAAGTTAAATAAATAAATGTTTTTATGTGTATTTGAGAACAATTAGTTATTTAGCAAATAATCAATCACATATTTTTATTATCTGTGAAATATGTATATCACATTAGAAAATGACAGGTTTCGCGATGGTTTTAATGGCAATATTCTTTGTGGTTATTGTGACATCTTTATTCGCATCATGTAATGGTGCATCTCCTTTTTATATGGATACGGTTTTCCAAAAACATTCAAAATTTGAAAGTTTCGTAAACAATACAAACATGACTGATTATTCTAGTCGCGACAATCATGGAGCAATGGATACATACAAACCTTTCCTCATCAACCAACCAGCGGCGGAATGTAAAAAAATTTACGGATTTAATGGTCTATTTTGCACGCCAAAAGATGCTGCTGAACATTTAGATAAATTCGCAGATGCTGAAGGCAGATTAGATTGTAAAGACAATTCTGGTTTATCGAATTCAAGAGGTGGTCTTTGCTTGACACCTGACCATAAGAGATTATTATCTACACGTGGTGGAAATATAACGAATGGTAATGATGAAATTGGTCACTAAATATTACATCGATAACACATGATGTTGCCATTCATAAGAATGACAACATTAGATAACCTCAATCGTGGAAAGTCTTCATACATATATCACAAAAACGGATTGTATATCCATAATCAGGATTGACATCAATATAATCAAATACGATATTGTGTGTACACTTTGTATCCAGATAAGTAGATACAGATGTACAAATACTTTGTATTTCGTCATCTATTTTATGATATGTTTTGATATCATCTAAAATTAATTTAACTTTATACAATGCTTGAATTATCTGAGCATTATCACACATAAAAAAACTGATTATTAGATTACATAATAAATATTGTTTATGTTGATTTAGATTTATACATACATTGCTAGGAAACTTTGATTACTAGTATTGACATCTCGTGTGACAAATTTATCAACATGACCGGGAGTTACCGTGAATGGAAAAGACACTTCAATATCTAAATCCTTTTCAAATAGTTTTTCTTCGGGTTTTACTAATCGAAATAGATTCAACTTTGTGTAAATAATCTCCAAACATCTCTTTAGATTACGTACTCCAGACTCTTCATTTGTCATATCTTTAGATGAAACGATATGTTGAATTGTCTCGTCTGGAATAATAATATCTTCTTCGCTAAAGTTTACTTGCTCTCGAATTTTTGGAAGTAAATGCTTACGCGCAATAACAATCTTTTCTTTAGAGTCATACCCCTTGGTTTGAATGCGATACATTCTGTCACGAAGAATGGGATTAACTTTACTTTCGTCATTGTAACTGAATATAAAGAGACACTTACTAAGGTCGAAATCTACTTCCGAGAAGTACTTGTCATGAAATTGACTATTTTGAGTAGTATCAGTAAGATGAGTTAATATACCAGCAATCTCTTCTCCTCTAGGCGTATCGCTAATTTTGTCTAGCTCGTCGAAGTAAATAACTGGGTTCATACACTTACTATCAATAATAATTTGTACGATTTTACCCCAACTACTACCCTCATAAGTATAAGAATGCCCTTCCAAAAAGCTACTATCACCAGTACCACCAAGAGCAATGAATGCGAATTCACGTCCAAGAATCTTACTTATACCTTCCTTCACAAGTGTTGTTTTACCTGTACCCATTGGTCCCTTAATTGCAATTGCAGTACCCATTGCAGATGGATTTGAAATCCATTGTCCCATCATTTGCATAATTTGAAGTTTGGCATCATTTAATCCATATACGCAGGTATCAAGTGTATTTTTTGCATTTGCCATAAACGAATGACATACTTCAATTCCATCGGCCATTTTCACATTTAGATTTCTATACACCCCAAATGGAATACGCATAAATGTGTCAACCCAATTTTTAATCTTGTAATATTCAGGGTCACCCGGTTCCATTGTTCGCAACACATTTAATTTTTGCATAGCAGTTGCTTTGAACTTTGCAGGCATTGTAGAATCGAGCAATGCCAATCGATAAGGCTTATCAATATTGATATGTTTATTGATTTCTTTCAAATCATTCATGACACGAAGCTGTTCCTTATTTGACAATTTATTTCTAAAATAATCAATTTCATTGGTACGTTTCTTATCTCCATGAATCAACTTATGATACGTTTTCGCATTCTTGGTACGAGCCTTTTTAATAAGTTTATTGATAGAATCTTTACATTCTTGTATTGCATTCTTTAAAATCTTACTCTTTGGTTTGGATAATAACTGTGTGTTTAACTGCGTCTTTGTTTCAACCAACTCTAGATATTCTTGTTCAACATCAGTTAATACTATATCTTCAATATCATTAATATTGCGTTTTTTATTCTTGCGTTTCTTTTTATTTTGTTTTTCAATGTTTTCAACGTCGGCTGAATCTACTGGAATAGCGCGTTCATATGTTTCTTTCATGAATGCTTCTTCATCATCACTATCACATTCTTCATCATCTTCAACATATTCATCTTCTGCGTCTTCTCCACCATCTAATGCCAATATAATATTATAAACACCATCATCATCATCTTCTTCATCATCATCTTCTTCATCATCATCTTCTTCATCTTCATATTCCTCCTCGTCATCATCATCTTCTTCATCTTCATATTCCTCCTCGTTATCATCATCTTCTTCATAT